AGGCTGGTATATGTGTCCTGTGATGCTGCTACTCTTGGAAGGGATATTGGGATAATGGCTGAGCTTGGATATGAGCTTGTGGAGGCGACACCGGTGGACAACTTCCCGATGACAGCGCACGTTGAGACGGTAGCATTGATGTCAAGGGTGAATGAGTAGGTCTTAGAAAGCCCAGTATTCAAGCCGTTTGTGGATTTTTACCTTCGAAATCAGAGTGCAGAAAATGTGATTTTTATACTCCGTGGGAACATATCGAAATAGGCTTAAACCCTTGCAAGTGGTCGATTTAGATAACGGTGCATAGTAAGAAGTCGATTTAGATAACTTCGTTTGTAAGTGGTCGATTTAGATGTTTGATGTAAAGTCGAGGTAATGTAGTCAGGTTGGATATTGAGCCAGTATCTAAGTGTTTTACAGGCTGAAGTTGGGGCTCATGAGAGGAAGGGTTTACTTTGGATTTTGCATATGACTTTGATAAAATTATCTGTGACGTTTCCAGTGTACTAGGAAAGCTTATCGATAAGAGCCAATATGAAATTATTGATAGAGGAGTACCACATCAGCCTAAAACACTACCAGTCCGAATGATGGGTATTTATACATTCTGGTATGAAGGCAAATTCATGAAAATTGGAAAAGCCGGACCTAATAGTAATGCTCGGTTTTTAAGACAGCATTACAATCCTAGGTCAGCCCCAAGTACTTTAGCTGCATCGATTTTATCTGATAAAAGAATGCAAGACAAAGGTATTACTGATTACAATATTGGCGATTGGATTAAAAACAACTGTCGTAGAATTGATATACTACTTGATTCAGGTTTGGGAATTTTCACACTGGAGCTAATTGAGGCGGTTCTTCATTATAAATATGAACCTATTTATGAAGGGTTTGCAACGCAAAGACAAACAGGTAAGGAGGAATAAGTATGTTTAGTAAATAAACGAAGTATAGTAAAAAATGGTTTGAGAATGTGTCGGATAAAGGTTTTATTCCAAGCGAGAGCCAGTACTCCAAGCATTTTGCAGAGGAGATGAATGTGCGGTAAGGTTGTTGGGAAGATTTAACAACGAGGAAATTCGTCGTATGAATGATATATTTTATTTGGATCTTAAATCTAGGACAACAGCAATCAAGGCAATCTACATTTATTTTAACGTAGAGTGCCACATTTGTATTCAGGCTTAACTATTTTAATCAACCGTCACGCCGAACATTAATTTTACAGCAAAATTTTCATCATAGACCGTTACTTTTATTCCTCCATTGCCACAGGAAAGAGAAAAACGAGTTGGCATATACTGTCGCGTGAGCACAAACAGTGCTGAGCAGCTGAAAAGTCTTACTACCCAAGTATCGGCTTAGACAAGATTAACTGCAGCCAATCCAAAATGGTTATTAGGAGATGTCTATATCGATATTGCTTCAAGAAAGACCGGTTTTTTCGCGAAAAGAGTTTCCCGTATGCTGCAGGACTGTAAGTCCCGTGATATAGAAATTATCATAACCAAGAACATAAATAGATTTGGGCGGGATAGGGTTGAGATTCTTGATTTTGTAGGGATTGTCTATGGTAAGGTTAGATTTTCAAAAGCTAGTGGATTAGAATGTAGAAAGGAGGTGAGGTCATATTGTGAAGGATGATAACCAATTGGGACAGAATATCCAGCATTTAAGAGAAATGTATGGAGAGACATTAGATGAGTTAGGTGAAGTTATACATTATGCAAGATCAACTGTAAAAGGCTATGAGAATGGCAGTAGAAAACCAGACCTTCAAACTCTCAATAAGATAGCAAAACATTTCAGTATGACAGTTGATGAGTTATTATACACAGATCTGACCGACCTCAATGGCGTGAAAATGGATAATTTTTCAGTTAAAGATATGATGGATTTATTCCAGACAATTTTACCATTGTATTTTTCTGAAGATGCGATGAGAAATTCAAAATTTAGTAAAGGGTATAAGTTTTGCCACCAAATTATGGATGCCTTTTCAAATAATGAATCACTAAGAGGGACAATAATATCTGACGCATTTCAGTCTTTTATTGAGGCACTTGATGATCTTGAGTGCCCAGAAGCGGCAGCCAATTTGATGTGGACAATTTTTGTTTGGTGGACACAGATATTTGATGTAAAACAAATGCTGTCATTACAATCCAAATTGCAACTTAACAAGTTCGACATTAAAGATTATATTAAAATGAAGGAGAACGTAAGCGAGGAAATTAAAGAAAAGAGGCAAAGTTTCGTTTCGGACATTGATGAAATATTCACAGAAATTCTTAAGGAATTAAAATCTGATTCTAAATGGTCTAATCTCGCAGATTATTATATTGCTTTAAAGTACGTTTTCGCGATGGTCGATTCAGACCTTTCTCCTGAAATGAACTCAGTTGTAGGTATGCAGATGATGATGAGCTTTGCTAAAATTGGTAATCCGCACGCATTAAATTTCTTAAGACACCCTTATAAGCATAAGTGATACACCTTTTATTCGCATATGAATAGAAGGTGTTCTTTTTATTGTTCGCGTTTTGCGAACCTCTCTCGCGTTAATAAAAGATATAATAGAGTCACAGAAATGAAGGGAGGATTCCTCTAGTGGAAGAAAAGAAGAAAGGGATATTAGCCTGGATTAAGGCACATAGGAAGGAACTAATTATCGCAGGTATTAGCGTAACCGCATTAGTTGGGATTATTTTATGTTTGAAGAATCGTGATTCGATTGAGGCTCTTTGGAAATCACTAAGTAGTACAGTAAAAGAGTCACCTACTAAGGCACCGAAAGTATCTCGGATAGCTTTAGAAAAGATAAAACAGTCATCTGTCACTGTTGCAGATGTCATCAATCCTACAGAAATATCAGTTATGAATACGTCAAAGACTTTTCATGATCCCTTTGAAGTCAGCGACCATATCAGAAACCTTCATGAAGGATGGTGTGCTTCTGCTAAGAAGATCACTGAAGCAGAGGCCATGGGAATTATCCTCAAGCCAGGACAAACATTAGTAGACGGATATATCAAGGGAAGTGTTGCAGCATGAGTCTGTAAGACCTTCTCAGGAATTTCGCTAATGGAGATTATAACATAGAACGCTTAGATAACTACGAAAGTGGTGTCGTGAGGATTTTACTTTGATAAATGAACACCGGTGCAGTGCCGTGAGGGTAAATCGGGTAAATCCTTCAATTGGAAAGAGAATGAGCGCTAACCTGGGACAAGAACGGAGGAACGATTTGACACAGATGGAAAAAAGATACTTTTTTTTATAAAGGGTAACTCAACATTATGTTTGATGATAATCCATAAGTAATGGATTATGGCCACGAATATTACGCAAACAGGAATTCGAAAAAATGAGATTCCTAACAATGGAAAAGGCCATCTGTTGGTATGAATACCAACAGATGGCCTTGATTAACCTATTCTAGAATATCTACCATCAATCCAGACTTAAATTCCACAGTGAACTTATTTTCATGAACAGTAACTTTTTCAATCAACCGCCTGACAAAAGACTCGTCGTACTGAGTAATGGCAGTTGGCTGAGCCTGTAGAAATGTGCGCATGTCGGCAATCCGTTTTTTCAGTTCATCCCGACCGAGGTTCTCGAACTGAACCTTTTGCTTTTCATCCCTTAGACGATAGATTTCATTACCGACCTTCTCGTAATCTTCCTTTGAAGTGGCAAGTTTCATAAGTTCTGCCTGGAGTTCTACCAGCCGTTTGTCTATCGCGGTAAGTGTATGACTGTTCTCATGACATATTACAGATTCAATATTAGTCTGCAGCGTGATGAGAAAATGATCCTTATCAGATAACGCTTGGTTGATAGCTGCGACCATCACCTGCTCTAATGTACTCTCGAGTACCGTTCGAGCTTCGCAGAACGAACCGGTATTCTCTAATCTGCTGACACAACGCCAGACGATTGATTTCTTACCTCGGTTGTTCCAATGGACTCTGCGGAATACCTCGCCACAACCTCCGCAGAATATCATATTTGAGAAGCAATGAATGCAACTGAAGGTCCTGTTTTTACCGTTTGGGCTGATATGGACTACCCGGCGGTGTATTAGTTCTTCCTGCACCTGCATGAATATTTCACGCGGGATGATAGCCTCGTGGCTGTTTTCCACGTAATACTGCGGTACAACACCATGGTTCTTTACTCGAGTCTTTGTGAGGAAATCTGTTGTGTATGTTTTCTGTAAAAGGGCATCCCCGATATATTTTTCATTTCGCAAAATCTGGTTGATATTGCTGGTATACCATTTTTCGTTTCCTGCACCATTTAAAATGCCGTCCGCTTCAAGGCCACGCTTAATTTTCAGCATGCTGGCACCTTCGAGGTATTCCCGGTAAATGCGTTTAATTATCTCGGCTTCTTCGGGGACAACGATCAGGCGCTTATTTTCATCTTTTGTAAATCCGAGGAAGCGGTTGCAGTTAACTTGGATTTCGCCCTGCTGATAGCGGTACTGAAGCCCCAGTTTCACGTTCTGGCTGAGGGATTGGCTTTCCTGTTGTGCAAGAGAAGCCATGATGGTAAGCATTACCTCGCCTTTGGAATCCATGGAATTGATGTTCTCCTTCTCGAAGAAAACGGGAATACTTTTCTCCTTAAGCTGCCGGATATACTTCAAGCAGTCCAGTGTATTTCGGGCAAACCTGCTGATGGATTTTGTAATGACCATGTCGATGCTGCCCACCATGCACTCATCGATCATGCGGTTGAATTCTTCACGCTTCTTGGTATTGGTGCCTGAGATGCCATCATCTGCATAGATGCCTGCCAGTGTCCAGTCTGGATGTCCGTTGATGTAAGTAGTGTAATGATCAATCTGTGCTTCGTAGCTGGTGGCCTGCTCGTCACTGTCGGTGGAAACTCTACAGTAGGCGGCTACGCGGAGTCTTTGTTTTTCTTCATCACAATCTCTACGGACATGCTTCCTGGCAGGAAGCACCGTAACAGTTCTACTTGTCGCCAATAGTTACACCTCGCTTTCAATTAGACTATAGGCGTATTCCGCCTGTGCAAAAGGATCATCATAAACTCGTGAACCTTCGATGATGTGGAAGGTAGAGGGGTAGACAACAACCTTAGCTTCTTTAGGTTTGTGGATTCGACCGAGTGCTAATGCCCGTCTAATTCTTTCTTCCTGAACTGCTGCAAAGGTATCCGGGTCAATGATCGCAGGGTAATAATCATCTCCAAGGTAACGGATATTTTTCAGCATATTCCCAACTCCAGCGTGTAAAGTATTCAAGTCAACCTTCTTGGCAGCAGTCCTGAAGGAGTCGCCAGAAAGGTAGGTCTGATAAAGCTCTCGAACCTGTTTTGCGGCGTGCTCGTCGATCACTGCGACTCCGTTTTCTATCTTGTATCCGTATAGGGTATGAACCATCTATTTCACCAGCCTTTCTCTTAGTGTTATGCCGCATTTAAGCTTAAAACCAATTTCCGTCCTAGAATTGACAATAATTTGGTCAACAAACCGACTGAAAAGTTCCCCGTCAAAGCCTGCCTGCATAGTGGCTTTTGTGGAGAATTGGAGAAGATCGCTGACTTCGCTAAGGTGAAGGGACTCGTTGCTGATGAAAGAAATAAGAGAATCCTTCCGGCGCTGCAGTTGTCCAGTCTCCTGTAAGAGCTCGTTATTTCCTCTGGTGTAGACAACCGGTTCGAGATAACCTCGAGTCTGCAAGCTCATGAGCATTTTTCTTTGTTCTTCGATTTCTACAAGCTTTTTGTCAATTTCTTGTAAGGTTTTCATGCTATTAACTGAGTCAATACCTCTTAAACTCATGAGGAGAGGCCTCAGAACGATTTGATGTCCGAAAATAAGTTTATTTATCATGGAAACAAAGGAATACTCTAATTTGGAATTTGTGATGTACTTCATGGAGCATTTCTCGATTTCCATGATATGTGTATTGCAGCTCCATACGATGTGTTTTTTACCGCTGGAATGGATACAGCGTTTAAATGTACCGCCACACTGGTTGCATATGATTTTGCCGGAGAAAGGGTAGCGGTTCTGATACTTCTCGTGTTGCTTTTCAACGCCCTTTTCTTTTCCACGCTGTACCATGACCATTTGAGCGGAATCATAATCTTCACGGCTGATAATCGCCTCGTGATGGTCATGAATCAGGTATTGCTCCAGTTCTCCGCGGTTTAGTAACCTGTTAAATTGACTGTCAGTGTAGGTCTTTTGGAATATCGCGTCACCAATGTATTTCTCGTTGATGATCATCCCTCTGATGGTGGAGGATGTCCAGCGGCCGCCGTTCTTGCCCTTAAGCCCTCGGGCATTTAAGTCCTTAGCAATTATATGAGTACCTTTACCTGATAAAGCCTCTGAAAAAATATACCTAACTATTTCTGCCTGCTGTTTGTTGATAATCAATTCGCCATTCACTGCATCGTAACCGTAGGGGGAACAGCCGATTTTATAAGTTCCGTTTTGAAAGCGTCGTTGTATGGACCACTTGTTGTTATCAGCAAAGGATACCGATTCTCCTTCGGCCAGTCCGCTTAGGATTGACAGCATGAGTTCACTTTCCATGGAGCCTGTGTTGATGTTCTCACTTTCAAAATAGACGGAAATGCCAAGTTTGGTAAGCTTGCGGACCAACTCAAGGCAATCCATAGTGTTTCGGGCAAATCGGCTAACAGACTTCGTCATGATGAGGTCGATATTATGTTTTTCACAGTCATTTATCATCCGAAGCAACTCTGAACGCTTTTCTTTCTTGGTTCCCGTAATACCTTCATCATAGTAAAGTCCTGCAAATTCCCATGCTGGATTTGCCTTAATAGTGGATTCGTAATGGCTTTTTTGGGTTTCAAGACTGATAAGCTGATCCTCGCTGTCAGTCGAAACGCGGGCATAGGCAGCAACTCTCATCTTGGGTTGTTCTTTATTATTAATTGTGTTTGGAGCTATTAACGTTACCTTTTTCAATTTTCACCTCCTTGTCAGTATCACATATTACCTCTGAAGCCCTGTTATATCAACGTTTTTCTGGCATGATCGAAGCCAGAGCAGGGGAGAAAGACTGCCGGTTAAGCGTGGTTATCTTGTTGAATTCACTTTTAGTAATCAGGTTATTTTTCAGCATGGATTCTAAAATTTGCTGGGCTAGGAAGTAATCATATTCATGTTGTAATTGCTCCTGAGAAATTACTTTTTTCTCAAAATTGAATTCGGACATTCCGGTTGTGATGTTTACCATAGATCGTTTCCTCCAATTGGAGGGTAGATATCCCTCTCATCATCCAAAGGACAGAAAAGGGTGGAATGAGTACCGATAGAAAAAAATAACCGCCGAGTGAAATCTATCACTCGACGGTATCGGAAGGCAGTTATTCTGTTTTTATAAAAGCGTCTTTGAAACCAGCTGTTTTTGCTTTGGCAAGCACAGCATCGGCTTTGGCTTTGATGCTGTAAGCTCCAACTTGAACACAGTAAAGTATCTTTGGGTTAGTTGGAGCGGGAGTGCTCATAGCATCAAGTAGTTTCTTGACGTCAGCGCGGAACGTATCCATGCTTTTACCATGCTTTGGGAACCAGTGCATGACATCGCCGTGGTTGCTGGCAATCCCAAGTTTATAACCCTCGCTGTGGCAGATGATGTTCTTCTCAGTTAATCCGTATGACTTGCAAAGGAAAGCACATAGCTCAGCGGCTTCCTTATAGACTGCCGAAAAATATGACGGGTTGCTCAGGTTATCCTCGCAGATCTCGAATCCGATATGGGTCTCGTTGGCTGAATTCCCAGCATGCCACCCGCGGTAATCCCATGGAAGGGTCTGGTATGTTGCGATGCTTCCATCATCCAGTTTGCCTATGAACGCATGGGCACAGACTTTTCTTCCGCTAGGCATGTACTGGTTCCAGTGGCTTCCATACAAGTTCTCCCCGAGGAGTCCATCGTCAGGACCGATATAGCGCTTTAAAAAGGGATTGTTTGCTCCGGTTGAGTGGACCATGATGCCTTTTGGAACTATTCTCTTGCCGGCTTTGTAGCAGGCATTGTTAATCAGAATTAGTTTTTTTAAGTTCATTATGAATCCTCCTTATTGAGTTGTTCCAATACAGCCTTGAGTTTTTCAGGGATTGGAAGACCTATCTTTGCAGTGTTTTCCAATATGCTAATTCCCTCATTGGAGAGATAGAAAAAAATGACAGCAGTCCTTATGGCACTACCATTTTGTAATAGCTTTGAATCAATTATCTGACCAACAGCAACTAGAGAAAATATGAGCACCTTTTTGAAGATACCCCTAAACCCAATCTCGCTTGATAGTCGTTTCTCTATTATTGCAACCATGAGTCCGGTGATATAGTCAATAACGGCGAATGCTACCAGTGCATACAAAAAGCCGTCCCATCCGCCCAAGAAGTAACCGATGCTACCGCCGATAGTAGTAATTATTAGTTGAATAGTGTTTAAGAGATCTTTCATTTGGTTTCCTCCTAAAAATTGAAAGAACCCGAAGGCTCTCTCAAAAAGTATAAATTCGTACTTATGGCTGTGAATCTGAATAAAGCTAAATCCATTTGAGAACAGCAATTGAAGACAATACAATCACAAGATTTAAAGAGGAGAGTATGAGCAATCTATGCCATTAAACTCCAACCCGATGGGTAACCTTCAGGACTCCATACATTACTATCGATGAGTGATTCATATATAAGCTCATTGAAGGTTACTCTATCTCCTGTGTTATATGCATCATGACTGCCTGTTGGTTGGATCCATTCTTGAATCACACCTTTTGGCACTATCTTCTTAAACAGAGCTGATGTTACATCAGGAGTCCAATCATCTTGTGAACTGTGACCAGGTGCAATTACTTCATAGAGCTGGTTCTCATACTTCACGACAGTGCCTGTTGAGTAGTTTATTCCAGGTTCCCAATCAGGATATATTTCAATAAGATCAAGCATCTGTTCTATGGTCAGTTCTGCTTCAAGCAGGGCCTGTTTGTATTTCGTTGATATTGCAAGTACCTCTGCTTTTTCAGCCTGTTCATGTTCAACTGCAGCTGTAAGCTCAATTATCTTCTCTTCCGGAAGCAGATCCTTATCCAAAAAATCAACTAAGCTATTTATTATTGCTCGCAGCTCTTCAGATGCTTTCTGGATCACGATTTCCTTTGATACGGTGTCTTTAAAGTACCTGATCTGGTAGCTGTCGTCGTATTTGTATAATGTTATGTGGCTTATCATTTCATCCTCCTACTTAACCTCTCTCCAGACGTCTCCAACATTTACGTAGGCTTGAACCACCTGCCTCCAAGTATCGCTGATGTTCACATACATGGCTGAAGGTTGCTTCCAAACATCTCCTACATTCAACTGAAATGCTGGTACCTCACTGTAATCTACATAGAGTCTTGGATTGTAGATATTGTTCGGTGCTGCGCTCTCTTGGGTTCTGAAGTATGCCATGGTTGCAGTACTTGATAGAACCTTGATCCCGTATTTCCCGGCTCCACTTTCATACCATGCCTTTACAATATTAGTTACCGGTACTGCTACGTCTACATTAAGCGTGGTTCCAGTGCTTACTGAGCTGTCTCCAGCCCCGGATGCTGATGGCATATTGTTCCAGGTTATCGTAGTTGCGTCCCATGCAGCAAGCCACCTCTGAGCATAGATTGTGGCAGCTCCTGACTCCAAGCTATAGAGCCTGAGGTATAAAGTAGCTGAGTTTATTCTGCAGTTAGCGGGTATTGAGCTCAGATCCCAGTTAAGTGCCATGATTCTGGCTGTGGTGCTGGTTTGTCTTAAAGTGTTACTGGTAGCTGTTCTGTACACACTATTGGGTCCGTCCTGAAGGCAGTTATTATCTACATTTGCGTTTATTGTTACTGTACCCATAACTCCTCCTTACACATACTTCAGATACACAGTTCCAGTAGGTACTGTGCTTGCTGTCGGAGGAGCTCCTGTTCCAGAGATAATTCCTGCTACCTTAGGAGTCGTACCACTCACATAGTCAGAGAGAGAAATTGAAGTATTGTCGTGAGCATGAGATACTGCAGCATCTGAGGTATAAATCCTAGTCCATGATGCAGCCACATTTCCATCTGTGGTCCTTCCAAAAAAAGCATTACCTGTTCCACTGTAGTCAATCCAAATGCCACCCCAACCACGAGCCATATCTCTTGAACCGAACTTTATGAAGTATCCATAGTTGGATACAGGAGGTGCTCCCACAGATGAGTGCGAAATGAATCCACAATACCCATTGGGAAGATCTCCCCAGGCAGATGCTGAGGATAAAGTTACTAGTGGTGATAAGGTTCTGCCAATTAGAGTCGCTGCTCCTGAAACGAAGGCACTCTCTAGTATTGTTCCTTTGTAGTAGGCGTCGCCACCTATATCCAAGACTCCCTGCTCCCAGACTTTTCCAACTCCAATTCCGGTCTTACTCCAGGACATGGCAACTTCCCCTGTTGAAAGCACATAACCAGCAGTTACCGTATTGAACTTATCACTAACTGTCAGAAGCAGATCATAGCTGGTTGTGGCTGTATAGGTTCCGTATACTGGAGAAACATTAAGTGAAGTTGTTCCAACAGCGAGACTTGTGCTGACATGTGTGGTTGTCCAGGTTCCACTTGTTCTAAGCTTTGACTTGATAGAGTAGGTTATTTGATTCTTACTGTTAAGACTGCTTATAGTTGCTGTGGCAGTATATTTGCCATAAGTGCCAAGTGGTGATGCATTGCCGCCGCTATCGCTTCTGAAAGCAGAGAATGCAGAAATTACAGGAGTATTGTACGTTAGCAACGTACATGATACGGTCTTTTCTGCACTTACCCTTCCTCGGCTATCGGTGACTGTGGCAGTGGCAACAATAGTTCCAGTTGCTGAAATGGCTCCAGTCGTGCCGACTATGTTGGAAGTATTTGTGTATGTTGTTGAGTTGAATACTACCTTGTACGAGGAAATGGAGCTGGATTTTACTCCAGCTGCCCCATTTATGGTGAACTGGATCCTACTGAGAGTCTGAGCAAAGTTATTAGTTCCAAGGGCCAGATTTGCAACTGCAGCTACAGTCTCGGCTGCAGTTACGCTTGAAAATGTCGGTATAATTGAAGTGCCCACATTTGCTGTTGCATTTGCACTCTGAGTGCTACCTATCTGGGATCCATTTAGCCTTGTTGTAACATAGGCAGTAGCTGCTGTAGAAACTGCTGATGGGATAGTCGCATAGATCTCATCAAGCTGAGCTGCAGAGAAGGTGTAGCTGTCCTGGGCTAGATCCCCAGTTGTTTCAATTACCGTTCCTCCCACATTTATCTGGAAAGTATTGGTGAAGCTTGTCGAGTACCTTGGAGCAGTAACTGTAACTCCAGAGCCTATTGTGAATTCTGGGAATGAAGTTATTAGGCTCGCTCTCGGTATCGTAGTTAATGACCAGTTGTAGCTAGCAACAGCTCCATCGTAGAGTGAGCTTGGTCCATTTATATCAAAACCGGATGACACTGCAATTGTCAGTGATCCGTCTGAGTTATGGGAAATGTCTGCTGTGTATGTTCCAAGCTCAACAACCTGCTGATTTCTGAAATCCATGGACCTGGTGTCGTAGAACACATTAGATCCGTTTATCTTGACCCAGCAACTGTTACCTGTAGTGCTTGATGAATATGCCTGGTAGGTGTCAGAAGAAGAATAAGCCCATTGCCTTAAGGTTATGTTTGAGGTGTTGTTCTGGATGCTCTGGGAGTTTATGGTGAGATCCAGGTAGAGATGATAAGTGTGGTTCACGTAGGGACTGCTTAGGGTTCCTGTAAGTCTAATATCCGGCATATCTCCACCTCCTATCCGAACCACCTGACCAGCGTAATATTCGCATCATATTTTTCTATCTTGTGGTTTCCAACTACCATGGATTCTAGGACCTGAGCTGATTTTATGTACATGATTTGTCCGTTGATGTAAGCAACTATTGCTTGTCCGTCCTTGAAGTTCATCTGCTGATTGGTGATGTTTATCTTCAAGTTGCTGTTGGAATCTCCAATGGTTAGTCCAATTACGTCATCGAAATTGAAGTATTGGTTTATGTCCTCAATAGTGCTCATATCAGCCTTCCCGTTGAGGGCTTGCTCAATTGAGGTTCCAGCATAGCTAATGTCATTGTTTGTTACTTTCCCTGCGCCAAGGCTGAAGGTGCCATCAGCAAGGTTTATCCAGCTGGATCCATTAGCTGACTGAAGTATTCCTGACTTAACGATATTTGCACTTAGCTCACCGGTTGTTACAAATGATGCATTGATCCTTCCATCATTGGTTAGTGCTATTGGGAAATTACCATTTATTCCTGATGAGCTGTAACCAAGGCCATTGATGTTCCATCGCCACATCTTCTGAGCTGTAGCCGGATCATCAGTATCCATGATGAGAATCTCACCATTTCGCTTGAGGACATAACCTCCAAGGGCAGATGTTAGCAGTGCAGTTGCATTTAGTATTACAGCGCTTAAGTCCGAGTTATTTCTTTCCACAGTCTGGGCTATGGTTTTCTGAGCATCCGAGAGTTTTGTTATGCTTCCTGATACTCTTTCTTTGAAGTCGCCAATTTCGACCTTAGAAATCCTACCAAGAAGCAGATCCTTTTCAATCGAAATAACTCTTGATTTGTGGTCAATTCCAAGGTCAAGATGCTTGCAGGTTACTGTATCTCCAAGCTCCACCTTGACCAAATTGCTGAAGCTTCTATACTCCTCGGTGTTTTCGAGGTTTAACATATCAACCTTGATGTTAGTCACTGGAAGATCGCACTTAGTATCGGTGAAGTAGGAAGTGACTGCCTCCCTAAGCTGTGTTATCGCCTCTTCTTCAGTTGTTTCCTCATCAATTCCGATATCAAACTCAACTTCCTTGATTCTAGGTGAGTTGTACGCTCCGATATATGGGCTATCCAGATATACCTCAGGAAGTTCCAAACCATCCTTGCCCTTTGGCCGGATCCTTGTAATTATCGAGTCATAATCCTCGGTAACTTCCACATCCAGCATGTTTTTTCTGTATGTAATAGCTACTCCGTTATCTTGGCCTCTTTGAACGAGAATTGAGATAAGCCAACCATCAAGCTTTAGCTCCCCATTCCACATAGTTATTATGCTGTCAGTACCCATGATGCAATCAGCAATGTTCCTATTGATGAAGTACTGAGTTGCTGGAGTTGAAATATCCGAGAAAGCCGTAAATGGATGCAAATAATTAGCTGCCCCAAGAATATCTTCCAGGGCAGCTTGAGCTCCTTTACTAGTTGGTCTAATGTCTCTGACCTCGTTATAGATAAGGTCCCAAAACACGTGACGCGTATACACATAGAGCCTGGCCATTCCTTTTCTAGTCCTATAGATCCTGAATGGCTGACCATCAGCAAAGATTATCCTGCCCTCTATGATCTCCTTCCACTTTCCTGTATTATCATAAATCGCTTCAAACTCTGCGCTGTAAAGACCGTTCAGGACTTCCTTTGAGGTAGCCTTGATTATATTGTTTAGCACAGCTATTCCATTGGCAGTGAAGGTTGTTTCTTCCTTTTCAAATAGCCTGATCAAGCCTTCACCTCCTACAGATTACGCCAGTTGGGTACTATCTCAAGTTTTGTTACTGTGCCGATCCATGAAATAGAGTTTGTTCCTGGAATTAATATTGGAAACTCACCATACATGTCATTATTCTTTCCAAGTAGATCCTTGTATGCTTCCTCTAATTCACTATTCAGAGTCACGTACTCCGAAACATTGATTAGAATCACATTAAAGGAATTTACAGTGAACGTAATTGTTCCAGTACCATAAATGGTTATTATCGGCCTTGAAGCTGCAGTTCCTGGGTTTATGAGATTTCCAGGTATAGTCATTGTCTGCATTGCCAGCCCACTCTCAAGATACCCGTATGGCTGGCACATGAACTTAATCTTCCCTGTCCTTAGGTATAGGAGTTTCTTGAAGTCAATCTGCCCGCTTAGTCTTGCCTTATAGAACACATCTGGTTCGCTGGATAGGATTAGATTTCCACTTCCTCTTAGCCAAGCTTTAATGGAACCTAGCTGGCTCACATCCTTCAGTGTTATTTCCAGCTCCTTTTCGATAGGAGATAAGCTTCTATACTCTTGGAACAGAAAACCATCCCTACCTGGAACTTTCAGAAACTCTCCATCTTCCTTTGCTGATTGGACCGGAGGGAGGGTATTCACAACTATTCTGTAATTTCTCGAATCTTCATCCTTGAATATGAAATAAGAACTCATTAGTATGCACCTCCTCTAGACAGCCTTTCGTCAGCTATGCTTCTTGTCATTAGTTCATCAAAGTAGTCGTACAGACCACTTGTTAGGTTTCGTCCATCTAGGTATACATCCACCTTTTTCTCAGCTATTTGCCTGAGTAGGTAGATCATTTCCCTAAATTCATCTCCTCTACCAATGCTAAGCGATCTCATTGCATCAGCCATAATAGGGACTAGCCTGTTTAATGGAAGTATGGCTTCGCCACCTGTACCTGATTCACCACCAGCGAGAAATGAATTCCCATCGAATCCGAATATTGTAGGATCCAGCATAAGTCCACCTTCCCTATACCACTTAATTCCAAAGGAAGGTACTTGTGGAGGTGCAAGGCTGAATTTACCTTCTATCTCAAAGTGAGGGAGCTTGATCTGTGGTAGCTTGAATTCAGGCAGTTTTAGGTTCTTGAAAAACCCAACAATGGCGTCAATTGCAGATTTCACAGCGTCCCTTGCCTTGTTAATAGAACTCGAAACTGTGGTTGTAACTCCATTCCATACACTGATCCCTGTGGCTTTTACAGTATCCCAATTCTTATAGAGGAGCACTCCAACTGCTATAAGGCCACCTATAGCTGCTACAGTTATTCCTATAGGTCCAGTTATTACAGCCATTACTCCTCCAGCCGCTGATATTGCTCCTGAAACAGCACTGAAGGCCGACACAGCCGCTCCAACTATTGATACGACCTTTCCTATAACTAAGATAACCGGTCCAACAGCTGCGGCAATAAGGGCAACCTCCACTATGGTTTCTTGCTGTTCTTTTGAGAGTCCCTGAAAGCTGTCCATTAGTGGTTTCACTACGCCAATCAATCTTTCAAGTATTGGTATAAGGATCTGTCCGAATTGAATTCCTATAACCTCAGCTTGTTCCTTCATAGCTCTTATCTTATTGGTTGGGCTATCCATGGTCCTGGCAAGATCTCCCTGGGCATTCTTAGTAGAATCCAGTATCACGCCATATCTAGCCTGAACCTTCTGAGCTTCAGTTAGCTCTGCACCTTGCTCAGCTATTCCATGGGTATATGCATAGGTCTTCATTGTGTTGTCAGTGACCAATATGCCCAGAGCTTTCAGTGGCTCAGCTTCACCAGTTATACCGGCTCTAAGCTTATTGAATGCTTCATCAGGGCTAAGGTTGTAGAATGATGCCATATCATAGGCAAGCTTCGTAAGATCCTCTGACATATTAAGAGACTCGTCTGATGCAAGTCCCATGGATGTCAGCATAGAGTTGTATGTTGCTACATTGCTCCTCACATTATATGCATTAAGGCCAAGAGCCTTTGACATCTCTTCAGACCAACCTCTAGCCTCTCCAGCAAGTCCACCCATTGATACTTCGAAGAGGTTCTCCGATTCAATTGCATCCATAGCCATCTTTGTTGTTGCAGTTCCAATGCCGACCATTGGTAGGGATACAGCAGTGGATAGGTTCTTTCCCACAGACTGCATCTTATCTCCCACTGCCTTCATCTTTTCACCGGCCTTATCCAAGGCTTCAGACAATGTATTCCAGACTGAGGTTTTCTTCTTAAGCTCATCTGAAGTGTCTTTCAGCTCCTGCTGCATTTTGCTTAGCTCCGCATTTGCATAGTTCAGCTTGATCTTCAGGTTCTCAGATGCCTTGGAGTCTGCACCCTTTTTCTCCACACTTTCCTGGAAACTCTTAGAGAGTGCTTCAACCTTTGTTTTCTGGATGTCAATCTGCTGATTCAGGCTATCTGCTTTAAGCTTCAAACCTTCAGCTGACTTTCCGAAGTCACCAAGCTTTGCACTGGCAGCGGTAAATTCGCTCTGAACAAGCTTCAGGCTTCTCTGTAATTTACTTACGCCCTCTTGAAAACCTGTATCATCAAGACCTATTCTTGCTACTACTGTATTACTTCCTCCAGCCAAATTTACCACCTCCCTTACAATGGAATATTGTCAATTGTGTCAACTCTGTTGTCATCAATGCCATTAACTGATTTATGGACCCGGAACAAGCCATGAAGCTTTCTTGGGGTTGAGTTCCAGAACTGCTCCTCAGTCATCTTGAGGATCACAGTCCCCAAATAAAACATCCACTCCCAATCCCAATCTATGGAACCAGAGTGGATGTCACTTCCCCCGAGGTTTCTTCAACCTCAGGCATTGCTATACTTAATGCTTTATTAATTACTGTTCCGAGTCTTTCAAGATCATCTAAACCCAGTAGTGAACCAATACTTTTCAATGTTACCGAGTCATCTTCAACTTTAACTGCGGAATATACCAAGGCTCTCACAGCCTTGATCTTCATCCTCTGAAGATCCTCAAATGCTTTGTTCAGGTCTCCGTATATGTCTTCTAGTTCACAGAATGTGTTCAGATTAAATTTCAATTCATATTCATTTTCATCAAGGGTGAACTTGATACCCTTATCCTTTAACTCATTACCTTTCAACTTCTAACCTCCGTTATACATTTTAGAATAACCATCAGATAACAATTATTCATTTTGTCATTTGCTCGTGAATACATAAATATTTATTAATATTTACAGTCTTTTTTTCTATTATGGTTTCTGCTATAATCTTGAACATAGAAAAACCTCATAAGTCTTGGGGTCGCTTTAGTTTCCTGACTTTTTACACTAAAGCTTATGTGGTTTTTCTATGTTCTAGTAATAATGACATCGAATACATATAACTGCATATATATTTATGCAGTTTTTTATTTATATATAAAGATGTAGCTTATAATTGTTATTTGATGGTTATTCTCATATTGAATCTTTGTTGGGCTAATTCCCCTTAGTCATTTCGTAATTTGATTATTAGTGTACATAGTACAAACTATATTGCTGTAGGCTCAACAGGCACTGCTGTGAACCATCCAGAAATAATTGTTGGATCCGATCCAACTTCATCCTCATCAGCTATGAACCTGTAGTTACCATCGAAATCCCTGGCAAAGAAAGTACCCTTAAGTTTTGAACTCTTTGGTGCAGGCTTTCCTGCTTCGGTATCAAACTCATCTGATGTTAGCTCGAATTTGCCCTTAAGGAGCCACACAAACCTGTATTTACCATTAACTTTCTTTGACTTAAATCCCATGGCGATAGTTGGTGGTAGATCATCCTTACTTTCAATTAGCACTCCCTTTACCACCTTTGCACCCTGTAGTGTGGCCCTGCTAGTCAGTGAAAGCTGGTTCAGTTCAATTTCAACCTCAACACTGTCGAACGCTGAAATGACATCCTCCACAATATCATCAGAGTATATGTTCTCTGAGTTCACTTTCGGTGATATTTTTGCACTTACTGCTCTCTCCAATTTCTCAGGCACTCCATATGTAGCGCCAGTTCCGTCATCCTTTGTTACAGTTGCTATGTGAATATCTTTAAGTCCTATTTGTCTAGGCATTTTATCCCTCTCTTTCTTCTAGGTAGTAATACCTCAGCGCCTTGTGGTAAATCCCGGTGTCAGATTCATAGATATCAGCTTCGTCTATCCGAGTAAAACCAGCATTCTTCATCTGGTTCTTCACTTGAATCACAAGGACTTCGTAATCTGTCTTTGACCATATATCAACCTGGAAATATCTACCCGTCAGGCTTTCCTTGTCATCGTCATAAGCTTCCCCGGTTTGGAAGTATTCATGGAAAGTTATGTATTGATTTGCTGCTCCTGAATGTTTCTGGAATTTAACTGGAATGCCAAGAGGTGTCAAAGCTTCAAGTATCTTCTTATTCAAACTCCTTAAGCCCCCTTTCCAGTTCTTCTTGTATCACATTATTGATATCTCTTTGGTTTTCTTTCAGCGACTTCTCAGCCCAATGCTGAGCTGGTATCTTTGATGTACCAAACTCTGTAAACTTCGAGTAATAGAATTCTGATGCATCATCCTTTGTAGGGCCAATGTTCACAAAATCAATCCCATCAACCTTCTCTTTCTTAGATACCTTAATGTGTTCAGCCATGTGTTTCTTAGTTTCCTTAGACCTGGGGGCTTTCTCCTCCATGCTTTTCTTAACCATGTCGCCTGCCTTACTCAAGGCGTTCTTCTTG